CCTATGTTGCATCGGATTATTCCTTTTACCACTGCTAATCAGACCGACAGCGCTACTGTGATAGATCCTTATTATTACAACAACGCTTTCGGACAACTTGATTATTTGATGTTTGCTTCGACTTGCTTCAACTATTGGAGAGGTTCCATTAAGTACATGATTCAGTTCATTACTACCGCATTCACAACTGCTCGGTTTAGAATTTCTGTCAATTATGTATCCTATTCTTCTGCTGTTACGACTACAGGAGATGTGGTGTCCCGCATCGTTGACGTGAAAGGTGACACAATAACCGAGTTCACTGTTCCGTATCTTTATAATACTCATTGGAGGACTATTGGTACAACTGGGTTGGCTGATACTACTTCTCCTCGACTGTCCATTGAAGTCTTGGAGGATATTGTTGGCCAATCTATTGAATCAGATGCTACTGTGTATGTCATTCTCTGGCGTGCTGCCGGGGAAGATTTCCAGTTTCAGCAGTTACAGTCTCCTCTGTTAAATGAGTCTTTAGATCTTGCGGAAGAACAGACTTCTATTCGCGATCGCTTTCGCGTCCCATTCGAAGGCATTGTGAAAGGTGTCTCTGGTGGAGTGGAGCACAACTTCATTTCATCGGAAGCTCCGGTTACCATAAAGGATTGTTTGAAGAGGTTTTCTTCGAACAGCGACTTCATTACGACGTTGCCATTTAACTGTTACCAATTTGATTTGTTTCCATTTTGGTCTAACGTGTTTAATTACTTTCGTGGTTCTCGGAGGCTGAAGTCCATTTATTCAGCTTCCGCCGGAATAGCATCTATATATCCAACGAACACGTACTCTGCGTTGACTGGCGGCAGCCTTTCGGGCTGTGGCTATGCTTACACGCAGTGTACTGAATACAATCAGTTATCCACAGAGATTCCGTGGTTTTCGACGTTACCGTACTATCCAACGTTACCGGCTATTTCAGCCATGAATAGTACTGTTGCCGAAGAGGCATTTCCCAGTGATTTTGCTGTGATCGCCAGTCCAAATCTCACGTTTCTCTCTGCGGGTGACGATTTTCAGTATGGATTTGTAGTTGCTCCTGCACCTATCTCTACGGTTCGTAAGCGAGTTCCTCTTTTCTTGGCCTCCCGGCAAAGGAAGAAGAAGTCGGCTCGGTCTCGTGTATCTACCGAGTCGCCCGTAGCGAGTAAAAGTCAAGCCTCTAGTCTTCAGGCAACTGGGAAGACACACACAGACGTATAATCGATTTTTAGCCAGGTCGATGTTCCGGTACGTTTGTACAGCACATGTTATCCACTTCATTAAAAAGAGGGGTCCATTAAAACGGAGGACCGTTTCCGTTTAGTTGTTGGCACACCTTTTTGGTGTCCGCTTTG